AATACATCGTCTCCAGCCGTGCCCGCGCAAGCGGCCGAGGAGAGCGTGGGGCCTGCGCCTGATCGTTCTTCCTTCGCTGCGCAGCAGCGCAATACCGATTCTCCCGCCCCCTCTTGCGGAGAGGCAGCGCCGGAGACGGCCGCGTTGACAACTGCCGAGCCTGAGGCCTTGGTTCCCCCCGCCCCCCTGGTGGAGGGGCAGCCGCGCGAAGGCGCGATGCGGGCGCTGGCCGCTGCAAACAGCGCCACTGCGGAAGAGGCGGAGGCGGGGACGTACTCGCTGGAATGGGCGCTGGGGCACTGCGCCCTGGTGCAGGGGTCAACCGACGTGTGGGACTCGCTGAACAAGTTGCGGATGAAGCGCGCGGCTTTCATCGAGATGGTCGGCAAGGACAATGCGAAGGCCTGGAGCGCGGACGGCGCGCGGCGCTCGATCAGCCCACGCAACCTGCCGCGTACCATCCGTGGCGTCGCCGTCGACAACGGGGGGGCGGGGGGCGACAACATCGTCATGATGCTCAACCGCTACACGCTGCTGTACGGGACCAAGACCGTGTGGGACGCCGACAAGCGCATGGTGATCGGATACGACGCGATGGCCCTCGCCCGCGGCTCGGACTTGGCTTCGCGCTGGATCAGTCACCCGATGCACCGCGAGATCGACCTCGACAAGCTGGTGTTCGACCCGACCCAGCGCGTCGACCTCGAAACGCACATCAACATGTTCGAAGGGTTCACGCTGCCGCCCCTGAAGAACGAAGACAAGGCGCGGCTCGTGCTCGAGCTGCTGTTCAGCTTGTGCAGTGCGGAGCCGAATAGACAGGAGGTCTTCGAGTGGGTGCTGAAGTGGCTGGCCTACCCGCTGCAGCATCCGGGCGCAAAGATGCAGACCGCGTTGCTGTTCTTCGGTGAGAAGCAAGGCACGGGCAAGAGCCTGTTCTTCGAGGGGATCGTCAAACCGATCTACGGCGCGCACGGCGCCACCGGTGGCCAGCATCAGCTCGAGGCAACGTACACGCATTGGCGCTCACAGAAACTGTTCGTGCTGTTCGAGGAGATCCTGTCGCGGCAGGACAAGTACAGCCACTTCGGCCTGGTCAAGCACATGATCACGGGTCGCGATCAGACGGTGACCCAGAAGTTCAAGGACGACCGGACCGAGGACAACCACATGAACGTCGTGATGCTGTCCAACGAGTTCCAGGCGGTCCCGATCGAACCGGAGGATCGGCGCTTCCTGGTGGTCGAGGCGCGCAATCCCCTCGACGAGGATCTGCGCCTGGCCATCAAGAAGGAAATCGACGCCGGCAAGGAACTGACCCAGGCGTTCTATGCGTTCCTGCTCGGCTACCCGCTCGGCGACTTCGACCCGCACAGCAAACCACTGATGACGCCGTCCAAGGAACGGATGATCAACTTCGGCCGTCCCGACTGGGAGGCGTTCTACCTGACCTGGCAGGCCGGGGAGGTCAGCGGGGTGCCTTACTGCTCGTGCCTGTCCAACGACCTGTACGTGGTCTATTCGCGCTACTGCTCCCGCTATGGCTTCCGGCCGCTGAGCATCACGAAGTTCTCCGAACTGATCGCACAGCGGCTCAAGAAGGACCGCCAGTGGATCCCGCTCGGCCCTGCAAGCAAGAAGCAGCTGCTGACCGTCTTCCACGTGCCGCAGCCGGAAGGCGAAGAGCCCAAGACGCTCCAGAAGCAATGCGAGGAGTTCCGGACTCTCGCTGAAATCAAGCCGGGAGTGTGACGTGAGGCCGCTCGATAACAGGGTGTATCGCGGTTGCGGAGTGGACCGTAACGCGGAGAGCCAGCATCCATGCGGGTTCTACATGGTTAACAGGGTTAACAGGGGTCGCGCGTATGTGTGCGTGTGTGTGAATTCCAAATCTGGTGACGGTGATTGAACAGCAAAGAAATCTCGTGCGTGAATAACAACCACGTTAACCCTGTTAACCCTGTAGGAGTCAGTATTCATGCGGGTTTCGGCGTAACAGGGGTGGAATCAAGCCAAGTTAACCCCTGTAAACAAGCGGTTTCAGCAGCAATGAGGAGGTGTGGTGGCGAAAGGCGGGATGCGGGAGCAGATGCCGGTCACGGCAGCATGGATCGACGAAATGCGGGCGGCGTTCGGGACAGCTTCGATCGACGGCCAGATCAAAAAGGCGATGAAGGGCGAACCGGTGTTTTTCGCCCAGGAGAACGGGCACACAGTCGGCACGCCGAGCCCGACCAGGGTGCGTGTGCAGTGGGACAAGCGAGGCATCCCGTATGTGGTCGGGGCGCCAGAGCCGGAAAAAGAAACTACAAAATTCGAAGCCAGGGAGCTTCGCGAAACACTGAAAGGGAAGAAATGATGGGAGCAGCAGTACAGCAGGTGGTGGAGGTGGAACCGATTTTCGAAGACGCTGGCCAGGCCGTGCACGTGGCGTTCCTGGTGATGGCGCAGCCGGCGCGGCAGGATGCGCCGTTCCGCAAGGCGTTGATCCGCTCGATGGAGTCGATCAAGCTGAACACGTCGCAGCGCCACTGGCTGGACCAGCTGCGCGGCGAATCGTCGGGCAAGGTCAACTTCGCTGGCCTCGACATGAACGAGGTGCGCGCCCAGTGCGTGATGATCAAGCAGGCCGTGGCAACCAAGCTGCCGGACCCGGAGCGCTGGGTGTTGCTGGCCAAGTACGGCGAGATCGAGTTCGAGGACGTGGTCGACGAGGAGCCGGGTTCGAACCAAGTGGCCGCTGCGCTCGACCGTGCGACGAATAGCGTGCGGTCAGCGCTGGAGAGAGACCAGAAGGCCCGGTACGAGCTCGAAGCGACGCGCGAACACTTCCTGTCGGTGCAGAACCGGATCATGCCGCCGGGCGTGCTGCAGTCGGCCCAAGAGCAGTACCAGGCGGCGCGCGATGCGGTGCGCGATGCCGGCCTGGCGCTGGCAAAGGCTCAGTCCCACGAGCGGGCCGCAAGGATCGCGCTCGAGAAGCTGTCGTCCTGCAGGATCGTCAACAGCGGCCCGCGCGTCATGGGCAGGAAGGGAGAGAGCGGCAAGGCCGAAGAACCACGCCGGCGCTACGCTTTCCCGGCCGAGCGCATCGCCGCGATCGACGGGCTGGCCCAGTGGTTCGCGCCGATGTTCCCGCGCATTAAGCCGCTGGCGATCTGCTGCATGCTGGGTAGAATGTTCGCCAAGCACAAGAAGATCGACATCAGCGCGCGTGACCTGGAGAGGCAATTTGGAGGGAGCGACACGACCTACTTGCGCGCCTCTTGGAAGATGAAGAACCACCTGCGCCAGCTGGAGGGCAACGCGATCGCGCGCCTGGCGCCGTATCTGGCCGATCACGGTGTTGTTGCGCCTGTTCAAGAAATACGTTGACGCAAGTGAATCAGCGGCTGTATATTTGCGCCATTCTCGAAGTAATTGCGTCTAGGACATAAACGACGGTCCCAAACGCAGCTTCAACCCAACACGACTGACCCCGCCTGGTGCACACCACGCGGGGTCTTTTCGTTTCTACCGAGTCTCCTGCGCTGCCACCAGTCAGCGCATTTGCCGGTGCCGCTTTGGCTGCCCGGCGCTTTTTATTCTCAACGACGAAAGGTGGTGATCCTGTCTCGATCCGCTCCAAAGCGGGGGATACAAAGATCGTTCGTTCGTTTGCCCGGGCCTTCCGGGTTTTTTTATTCGACGCGCCAATGGTAGACCGACACCGCGCTAACCTCAAGGGTTTGGCAGGACGGACGGAGGCGCAAAGTTGTGGGGCACGGCGATGGCGATCAAGGTGGACGTACGCGGCAGCATGGACCGCATCATCGCCGATGTCGGCAACAAGAAGCGCGAGGTGCGCTCGGTTGCCGTGCCTCGTGCACTCAACAAGATGATCGACCAGGTGAAGACCGGTGCGGCGCGCTCGATACGCGATGCCGGCTACAAGCTGAAGGTCAGCGATATCAAGAAAGGCCTGAAGATCAGCCGCGCCGTGGCGGGCAACCTGACCGCGCGCGTTACGGCATCGGGCAACCCGATCCCGCTCTCCGCGTACGGCGCGCGGCAGACCGCAAAGGGCGTATCGGTCGATGTGCTCCACGGCCGCAAAGTGATCACGCACGCGTTCATCGCCACGATGCCCAGCGGGCACAAGGGCGTATTCGTCCGGGTGGGTGCGCAGCACAAGAAAACCACCAAGGGCAGCCGGACTGTGTGGAGCGGACTGCCGATCAAGGAGTTGTTCGGCCCATCCGTCCCTGACGGTATGGCGAATGCTGCCGTCCAGGAGACGCTGCAGCGGTTGGTGCTTGAGAAGTTCCCCGACATTCTGCGACAGCAGATCGATCGTCTCACGTGAAGGTTCGCCATGGCCCAGCCCGTACAACAAGGAACGATGCTCACCCGCTTCTGCCGTGCGGTGCGTGGCATGTGGCGTCGCTATCGGATCTGTCGTCGCTATGCCGCGCGCTGGGACGCGAAGGTCGCCGAGTGCTTCACCTGGTTGTGGCTCGACCATTGAAAATTCCCGGGTCCTTACCGGCAATCGACACCTGCGGGTGCGAAGACCCCGATTTCTCGCTAGTTCTGAGAAAGCCAAGGGGGGTGTAAAGCAGGAGTGAACATGGCACTGACCCAACAAGACATCGCCGACCACCTCGACCTGGCGCAGCAGAATGTGTCCGAGCTGATGAAGAAGCTCGAGATCGATTGGCGCGCGGCGACGCTGGACGAGATCCGCGTCGCGTACATCCGCCAGCTGCGAGGGCAAGCCGCCGGCCACCGGACGGATGACGGGCTTGACCTGGTGCGCGAGCGCGTGCTGACCGAGCGCGTCGACCGCGAGCTGAAGCAATACACGCTGGCCGAGAAGAAGGGGCAGCTGGTCAACATCACGCAGCTCGAGCCGGAGCTGCAGCAAATGTTTGCAGCGTTCCGCACCGAGCTGCTGGCGCGCGACGACAAACTCAAGGCCGACCTCGACCAGCTGCACGGCATCGATGTCGATATCCAGGTGCTGAATGCAACCACTCATGATGCCCTCCGGCACCTCGCTCGATACGACGCCGGCAGTACACGCGCTGATCTCGCGGCTGTGCGAGACGATCGCGCCGCCGGACCAGATCGGGCTGACGGAGTGGGCGCGCCAGAATAGGCGGCTCTCGGTCAAGGCCTCCGCCCTGCCGGGGCGCTACAACCCGGACCTGACGCCGTGGGTGTTCGGCATGCACGAGGCGCTGGACGACCCGGCCGTGAGGAAGGTCGTTGCGATGAAGTCCGCCCAGGTGGCGTGGACTGATGGCGTGCTGTTGAACTACGTGGGGCGCAAGATCGACGTGGATCCCACGCCGATGATCATCATGTTCGCCAAAGAGAAGGCGGCCAAGGAGTTCAACGAAGAGAAGCTGATCCCGATGGCCGAGGTCACGCCGCCGGTTGCATCGAAGCTGCAGATGGAGCGCCGCAAGGCCGGCGACAACCGCTGGGACTTTAAGACTTTCGCTGGCGGCTTCCTGAAGCTGGTCGGCTCGAACTCGCCCAGCTCGGTGAAGTCGACGCCGGCGCCGGTCGTCGCGGTCGAGGAACCGGACGACTGTAACGACAACGTGCGCGACCAGGGCGACACGATCACGCTGCTCGAGGAGCGGGTCAAGACCTACGCGCGCAGCAAGGTGATCTTCGGCGGCACGCCCACGATCAAGGGCGTGTCGCGCATTGAGGCCGCATATTTGTCGAGCGACCAGCGCAAATTCATGGTCCCCTGCCACGAGTGCGGCGAATCGCACGTGCTGATGTGGGAGAACGTTCGTGCCCTGGAGGACCCGAGCTTCAACCACGAGGTGTTCGGCCACATGCGGCCGGAGAGCGCGCGCTACATCTGCCCGCACTGCGGGAGCCTGTGGAACGACGCCGACAAGAACCGCAACGTGCGCAAGGCAGTATGGGTCGCGACTGCGCCCTTCTACGGCATCGCCGGCTTCTACATCAACGAGCTGTACTCGCCGTTCCCTGGCAGCACGCTTCAGAGGCTGATGGAGAAGTATCTCACTGCCGAGCACCTGCTGCGCAGCGGCGACGATACCAAGATGCGCGCCTTTCGCAACAGCAGCGAGGGGCTGACCTACGAGTACAAGAGCGACTTGCCGAAGGGCGATGCGCTGCTCGAGCGCGCCGAGGACTACGACGAAAAGACCGTTCCGTGGGGCGGCATGGTGCTCACCGCCGGCGTCGACGTACAGCACGACCGCCTGGCGATCATCATCCGCGCGTGGGGCAGGGGGATGGAATCCTGGCTGGCGTACTGGGGCGAGATCCACGGCCAGACGCTGATCCCCAACGCCGGCGCTTGGCTCGACCTGGACCTGCTGCTGGAGGCCGATTTCGTGCACGCGAGCGGCAACAGCCTGAGGATCCGCGCTGCCTCGCTCGACTCGTCGGACGGAGCGACCACTGATGCCGTGTATGCGTATGTGCGTGCACGTCCAGGCCGCGGCTATATGGCGATCAAGGGCGCGTCCGAGCTGTCGGGCGCGGCGAAGGAGATCTTCTCGAGGCCGAGCATGTCGGTCGACGTGACCCGAAGGCACAAGCCGCATCCGTCCGGCGTGACGCCGTACATCGTCGGCACGGCCCGCGCGAAAGACCTGATCATCGACGGCCGGCTGCGCTTGACTGGAAGTGGACCGGGCCGCCTGCACTGGTACAAGACCGTGCGGCCGGACTACTGGGACCAGATCACCAGCGAGATCAAGGTGCCGCACAAGACCCAGAAGAGTCGCAAGGTCTGGGCCAAGCGCGCCAGCACGCGAAACGAGGCGCTCGACTGCGAGGTGTACGCGCTGCACTCGGCGATGTCGCTCAAGCTGCACCTGCTCAAGCCGGCGCACTGGGATGCGATGGAGAAGCAGCTGCGCCAGAAACAAATCTTCGCCGGCGCCGAAACGGCTCCGCCGCCCCCGGCCGAGCCGCTGGCCGACAGCCCGGCTGACGCCGATGAGGTGCAGGAGCAGGTCGACCAGGATGAAGCCGAAGGGCAGGCGCCCGCACCAGTGCAGACGTCTGCACAACCCGCACAGCTACCGCCCACGGCCAAGAGACGCGGCCGTGTGCGCAGTCGAGTCGGTGGCTACTCCGCAACCAAGTTCTAGACCATGAAAAATCTAACCAAAATCTACGCCGGCGATTCGGCCATCTGGAACGACGACCCGGTGACGTTGGACGGGGTGCTCTACACGAGCCAGGACTGGGTGCTGACCTACGAATTGCGCGGCCCGACGCAGCTCACGCTGGTGGCGTCCGCCAATTCTGACGGCTGGATGACCGGCATCTCGACGCTGCAAAGCCAGTCGCTGCAGGCCGGAACGTACCTGTGGGCGGCCTACCTGAGCCGCGCCGCTGAACGCAAGACGGCGGCGACCGGCGGCCTGGTGGTGTTGGCTGACGTGGCCGCGATCACTGGCGCGATCGACAGCCGCACAACGGCCGAGAAAGCGCTGTCCGACTGCGAAACCGCGCTGGCCACGTTCAAGTCGTCCGGCGGCAAGGTCAAGAGCTACACCATCGGCACGCGCCAGACCGAGTTCCACTCGCTGGCCGACCTGCTCCAGGTGCGCGGCTTCTGGCAGCGCCGGGTCAATTCCGAGAAGCGCAAGCCCTCCAAACTGCTGGTGAGGTTCTAAGTGGTCAAAAAGTTCTATAACGAAGAGCGCGTCAGCCAGCCAGGCTCCGTCGTCCTGAAGGCATGGCTTGCCGGCCGAACCGCGGAGAAGGCGCTACTGTCGAAAGCGCGAACTAGCCAGCGCATGTACGCCGGCGCCGCGATGAGTCGGCTCAACTCCGACTGGACGGCGCTGAACACCTCGGCTGACAGTGAGATCATTACCAGCCTGCGCACCCTGCGCGCGCGGTCACGCGAGCTGTTGCGCGACAACGAGTACGCGAAGGCCGCGGTACGCATCATCAAGAACAACGTGGTTGGCTCCGGCATCGGCATGCAGGCCCAGGTGAAGACCGCCGGCGGCAAGCTGCTGACGAGCGTGAACGACGCCATTGAGACGGCGTGGGAGGAGTGGACCGAGAAGGACACTTGCGACCCGGCTGGCAAGCTGTGCTTTGCCGACATGGAGCGCTTGCTCATGGGCTCGGTGGTCGAGAACGGCGAGGTGCTGGTACGCAAGGTGCGCCAGCCCTTCGGCAAGGGCAACATCCCGTACGCGCTCGAGCTGATCGAGGCCGACCGGCTGGTCGACCAGTGGAGCGTCGCGCGCGCCGAGAACGGCAACGTCATCCGGATGGGCGTCGAACAAGACAAGTGGGGACGGCCGGTCGCGTACTGGCTGTACCCGAACCACCCGGGCGACTACCAGTTCAGCGCCTTCGTTGAAAGCGCGCTGATCCGCGTGCCGGCCGACGAGATCATCCACCTGTTCATCCCCGAGCGCATCGGGCAGACGCGCGGCGTGCCCTGGTTCCACGCCACACTCAAGCGTCTGCGGAACATGCAAGGCTACGAGGAGGCCGAGATTGTGGCCGCCCGGGCGGCGGCTTCGATTGTCGGCATCATCCAGTCCGAAGAAGGGCTGACACCGGACGACCTGGTCGACGGCGACGACGACGACGGCCGGGCACCGCCGACCCTGACGATGGAGCCGGGCACGTTCCAGCAGTTGCAACCGGGCGAGACGTTCACCGGCTTCAACCCAAGCAGGCCGAACACCGGCATGGACCCGTTCATGCGCTACATGCTGCGGGCGTTCGCGACCGGCGTCGGCGTTTCGTACGCAAGCGTGTCGAGCGATTACTCGCAGAGCAACTACAGCTCTTCGCGGCTGGCTCTGCTGGATGAACGCGACCTGTGGCGCGTCCTGCAGGGCTGGCTGATCCGCAATCTGCGCATGGACGTGCACCGCGACTGGATGGCGGGCGCGGTGCTGGCGGGCGAGCTAGCGATACCGGACTATTACACCAAGCCAAAGAAATATTGGCAGGTGCGCTTCAAGCCGCGCGGCTGGTCGTGGATCGACCCGACCAAGGAAGTGACCGCGTACAAGATGGCGGTACGCGCCGGCTTCATGACCCTCTCCGACGTGATCGGCCTGACGTCCGAACATGCCGACCTCGAAGACGTGCTGAAGCAGCGGCGCGCCGAGCTGGACATGATGGAAGAGCTGACGCTGGTGTTCGACACC